TCGTTCTATTTCAAATATGATTTTTTGATGTAACCTCGTTTCCCACGATAGAAACAGTCAATAAACCCGTTCGTTTCCCTGCCTTTAGAAACGCTAATCTTTTCCCCTTTTTTCAACGTATACTCTGTTTTAGAGTCCCAGTCAGGCGATACACGGAAATGCGTAATGTTCTTTGTTGTCATTGTAGTAAACGGTTTATTCGTAGTAAAGTATTTTGATTTCATAAAGCCTTTTTTACCGTTTAAAATAACTTCATAAAATCCGTCTTTCTCGACATCCCAGTTTACTTGAAATGCCTGAAATTTATAAGCAGTAAAAGCTACTTTGCTATTCCAGTCAGGCGATATCCGTGCGCTTAAAGCATTGTGTGCGTATACCCATTGTTTACCTTTTTTAGATTTACTATTCATTTTTGCATTTACTGCATTTCTGAAACGTGTTAATTCGCTAGGTTTTGAAACCCAAGGCGCTGGACAATTTTTTCCTGTCACATCATAGTGACGAATAATATCACTAGCTTTTAATTTATATGTTTTGCAAAGCTCTGCGACAACATCAACCGCACGGTTAAATGTGCTTGTAGTTATTTTCCCTTTTTTATCTATACACATTTCTACACCTATGCTTGTTAAGTTCGCGTTTCCACCACCGTAGTAACTTGATGTTGCTTTAAGAGCAGCTATTTTACATGCTTTTTCATTCGCATGATATGCAACCTCATTAAGCGGTATGATACAAATAGATTCTTTATCATCTACAAAGATGTGTGCTGACGCATAGCGCCCAGACAAGCTGCCAAAATAACCTTTATGATTATCTGCACTAGCTCCCGGATTTGCGGTATAGTGCATAACAATTTTTTTAACACCTAGTAGCTTCAAACCAGGGCGAGAATATTTATTTTTATTGATAAAATTATTTTTTAATACCGACATTTTACTCATCCTTCCGTGGTTCAGTGTATTCCTTCGCTTGCTCACTATCGCTAGTCCCTGCGGTTGTAGGGTCGATGATAAGCCCCCATGCCGCAAATACTCCGGTTACTACCGTTATTAATCGCTGTAGCAATTCGTTGTAGTCCCATGTAACATTAAATACAAGCAATACCGCTTGTACAATGAAGAATAACGCTGCTATCATCGCAATAACCCACGTTTTATTTTTAAATCGTACTTTCCAGTTGATATTTTTCATATTCAATCACGTCCTTTTTATAAAATTTTGTATTAATCCCATGCCTACAATTGTTGCAAATCCTACTAAGACGCCCGGCAACACATTCGGAAAATCAAACAGGAAGACAACTGCAAAAAACCCTGTTATCATTGCCGCCATAAATAGCCCTAGCATTCGCATTACTAACCCTAACCGTATTTGAAAGTGCGCTTGCAGAAGTGTTCCTACACCAACACATAGCGTCATTACTAGAAAGATATACGCCCAGATGTGTTCAGGTATGAAATGCGCTAATAGTTCGTATGATTCTGATGTTTGATTATCGAATAGCGCGGGATTGTAGAGAAGCGCAACTACCTCATAAGCTCCAAACACGGTCACACCGCTCTCGATTACCGCAATACCTTTAAACTCTACTGTCTTTTTAAATGGCATATTAAAACCCCCTCGTTATTAAGAAAGTAAGTATGCCCACAACCAAAGATGCCAGCGCGCCCGATATCACATTTAAGCTCAGTTTCCTGTCTTTTTCACGTTCTTTTATAAAGCCATCCAGCTCTCCCTTTAGTGCCGCTTTATCCAAGGATAGCTTTTCAACATCTTTCTTTAGTGCCTCAAATTCCCATCTCTGGATAGGCTCTAACATATCCTTCGGCATTCTATCACTTCCAATCTCAAAATAAAAAAGAAGCCTAATTAGCTTCTTTTAAACTGATTATTTCTTTAGCTTGCTCTAATGTTATTTTTTTCAACGCAACAAACTTATTAACCTGTTCTTCTGTATAATAACCACCGACATAATATTCCTTCACTTTTTCATACCAGTTTATCATTTTACAAAGCACCTGCTTCCGCTAGAGATAAAAGTAAATCTGCATAATCTTGTTGCGTTTTCTGTTCGACTTCTGCAACATATATCATCATGTCTGCACTTTCCTGTCGTAACAAATCTAATTCTGTTTTCTCTGCTCGTTGATTACTAATGATCTCTTTTTGCCTTTTTTCATCTAAAATAACTTTACCATTTTCAACTTTACATACATTAATTAGATTTATGATGTTTTCTGATGTTTCAACTTCTGCAAATCCTTCTAATTTCTGATTGCTCCACATGTCTATATATCCATCACTATTGACCGTAACAAATGACTTCATGTTGATGACCTCCTGTTTAAAAGATTGTGACTGCTCTTAATGCATAGCTAGTGCTTGGTGCTTGCCCATTTGTTGCATCACCACTGACGCTTGTAGGCGTTAATCTAATAGTTTTCTTTGCTGCTTCGGTCGAACCTGGCATGTTTAGCCAAGTGGCTTTATTATTATTTCTCACTAAATATTCTTTTGAAAAGAAATATTCGATATAACCATAATCTAAAACCCCTGTTCCGGGGGCGTAGCGCGAGAATTCTAGTAACACTCCATTCCTTACTTTTACAGAATCCCACGAAAATATATGTGTATCTAAAAAATAAGAAGAGCCGGACCAAATAACTGTTTTTTTATAAGAATTATCCGTATAAATTTGTGAACCTAATACCGATGCTGTCTCTCTCCATGTACTAGTCCCATATCTGGAAAATTCGCGACACTCTTCTCCATCATCAGGATTGAAATATCGTATGGTTTGTTCAACGGTATTCCCGGTTATAAGTTTTCTGTTTTCTAATAAAAACCCCTGAGCAAGTGGAACATCTGTAAGTTTACTTGCAGCTGTACTGTCGACATAAAAGTATCCAGTTTCATTAAAATCAGATAGTTTTGTAACATTTGTTGGAAATATTTTTGCTATACCATCATCATTTGTTAGCTTATATTTTTGCCACACAGCGCTTAATGTTGTTGTAATTAAATTATTGTCATCAATCTGATTTTCTAAATTATCCATGCGTTCATGAGCCGCCTCTGCATTCTGTAAAGCTTGAGTTGAGATAGCAACTGAATCGCCTAAATGGTCCTCTAAATACCTTTTAAGTTCATTAATTGTAGGGTCGAAACTTTCAAGTTCAACATTATCTTGCATTGCATCCTTCTCAACAATAATTTCAAAACTTTGTGTACTAGTCCTCTCTACAAGTTGATCTAGCGGGCCTAATGTAACTTCGTTGCTTGGGGCTGTTTTTTCTAATGCGAAATAGCAGTTTTTCAATCTCCCTGGTTTAGCAAACAGCCGTTTATTTGGTTTATATTCAATAATTCCATTCGAGTTGTCTAAAATATTAATACTATTATTTTCAGAACCATCATCTCTAACGAAAATACCTTCTTTAATTTCAGCATAAAACACCGGAATTAAATCACCTAGTGGTTGAGTAGTTTCGTCAGTTGACAAATTAATGTGCCACAACATTGACTGAATTTCTCCAACTCTTCCAACAATTTTATTTTGGCTCTTGTTCTTCATAAAATCTAAAGCAAGATTATATTTTTTTATATTCATAATTACACCTCTTTTAGACAAGATAGTTAACTGAAAGTGATAAATTTGTGGTTGTTTCATTAATACTTTCATCTGCTAACCTTGCATTTATTTTTCCTGACGCCGATTTGATTTCAAAAACAATCGCATTCCCTTGTTCATCTGTCGCTTTTCCTAATACGTCTGAGGAAGGAAAAAAACCTAGTGGTAACCTACCTACCTCTGAAAATTGTACTTTCAATAAATTCCCTATCACGTAAACATCAATATAAACTGTAACAATGTTATTAACAGTTGTTTTTCTATAACGGGAAACAAGCGAATCGTTAGAAGGAAGGCCATTTATAAAACTAGAATTAAGAGTAAGGTTGAGCCACGAGGAATCTTTAATATCCTCCTTCTTTACTGCATTTGCTACTTCTGCACTCGCCGAAGAACCTTTAGCATTAGCAATATAAGCAACTCTTTTGGCATTTTCTGCACTTGCACCTACTTCTTGCAGTTTAGAAATGACCGATGGAACTTTACTATTTATTTCTATAAAATCTCCCAAGAGGCATGTGCTTTTTTCCATCGAACTGTAACAAATATTCAGTTCGATCACTCTTGCTTGGGCTGTAACAATTGAATCAATATCATGATCAACAATTCGAACGAATGAACCTTTTCTAATTTTATGAGACTCATAACCATAAACCTGTTCTAACATCAAAACTTCAACTTCATATTGATACAAAGGATGATTTATCTTCTTTAACTCAGCTATTCCCCAGTCTCTTAAAGCAGCAGGAGAAGTAATAGCTTCATTCGTTTTAACAGTCATTAAGTAACCATTTCCATTTTCGTTATAGAGTTTATTTGCTACATCATCAGCTACATAGTTTAAACCGTTATTTACTGTAGATATTGTAAGCGGCATACCATTGTCCTGCGTCATTCCTAACGGAATTAAAGCAGTTTTAACATCAGAAAGGACCTTTTTACGTGTTATTCCTTTGATACCTGTCCCGTTCTCTATTCTTATACCATCATTTTCTCCGAGCCTTTTTACAACTCGACAATAATAAGAAACAACTCTGCCTTGATAAGTCTTTACGTAGAACTTAACCTCACAATCAAATGCTGCACAAACTGCATGCAATGCTTCTTGTGAAGTAATGTAACTTGAAAAATCAATATCAGCAATCCCAACGCTTTCTACAGACTCAATGACCCAGCCACTTCCTCCTAGAATATAAGTTAACACGGGTGTTATTGTTGCTGCAGTGTATTTCCTACTTGGCACTATTACATTGTTCAAATCATAAATGAATATATTTTCGCAAGTAATTCTCTTGTATATACCTTTGCTGTCGCGTATGTCTGCTATTCCGATGATTCGAAACATAATTGCATCATCATCTAAATCACGTAGCAATATAAAGTTTGATTCATTTAAATTACTAGCCGTAATATCATCTAAATTAGCAACCGAAAATTCATAGGTAGAATCAAAATCAGTAATTTTTTCAGTGTGCATGTCATCAAACAACTGAACACCTATAGGAGAATCAAAAGAAATACTTGCTACAACCTCTTTTTTCTTATTTAAGATTAATATCAATATGTCTCCCTCCCTTTAGAAAGATTTCGGTCGATATGATAGATACCACTCAGCGGAAGAAAATGGAGCGACATTTAAAAGCATCGATTTCCCACCTTCCAAATCAATCCATTTACTACCAATTGCTAAATTTTGCATAAAAGGAACACCGTCTTTGTAAATTGTTTCAGTTTCACAATCGACCATAATCTCTTCACCTTTTTGAGCGATTATTTGCGACTTATCAGCTAATACAGAGTTTAATTTTTCGACTCGGGTATCAGCAAATTTCAGAGCATAATTTGGGTCACGTGTTCCCCAAGCGGCCGCATAAATATTTAGTTGAGCTAGCTTCTTAATGTATTTATTCTCTGTATCAATAAATGACAACTTTTTGATAGTAGTAGGCTTAATATTTTTATCATACTTAACTACTTCTACTGAAAAAGTGTTCCCTAATTTTGTTACTTCTAAATAGCCATAGAAGTCTCTAAACTCAGAGTAAGAACCTGTTTGAACCTTTTCATTTATGGTCTTATATTTGCCATTAACCTTTACTTTCTTCTGAACTGTTTTGTATGTTTTTGTTATTTTTCCTGTTTCGTTATATAAAATCTTTTGCGGATAACTCGTTGAGTACTGAGTCCCAATTTCCAACTTAATATAATTAACTTCGGAGTTTAGGTCGTTATCCTTTACTTGTAATAAGCCAATTCTATCGCCGTTGGGATCAACCAAGTATATTTCTAATTTACCTTGTTGACTTTGAGCAGATGCCATGTTTTGAACACGAATTCTCACTTTCCAGTTATCTAGAGATTGAGATAACACTATTTTACTCATTGGTCCATGCCAATTATCTCCTACGCCAAAATCAGAGGGGTAAATCGCATTTTCATTAGAGGTGTATGTCCCGTCAATTTCTCCGTTTTTATAATCCAACTGGAAAGTAAGCTCTTCTTTTGTAACTGGTGTCCATCTTGTTAAATCATTCATTGGGTCATTAATTATTATTTCGCTTGGCTTTACTGGTGTTTCACCTGTATCAGGATCTACACCTTCACCAAGATAAACATATTTGTCGAGAGTGGCTATAGATAATGATGTTATATCTTCTTTTAAAACTGCATTTATTATAGGTCTGGTTGGTTGAGAACCTTGGACATGTAGTTCTGTAGAACCTTGTTTCAACTTCATATCTTGTTGCTCATAATAAGCGTGCGGATCCGAACAAACGAAATTTAAAGTAACTAACCCGTTATACAATCGCCTCTCAATATCCGCTGCTCCTTCAAACCTGCCAAAATAAACTTTATCTGAGTCTTCATCGATAGTTAGTGAACGCTCGATATTATCAGTTTGCATTAGCCAATCAGCAACTTCAGAAGCTTTTTCACTCATATCATCTAAATTATCTGCTAAAATTTGGATTTGTATTTCTATCGTTCTTTGCCCAATGTTCGGTCCAAAATAAAAAGCCCCTATACGACCACTAGGGCTTTCTGTACTCCCTGAGTTTTCTGGGAACAACTGATTTTTATAGTCAATAATTTCAACATCAAAAAATGATGAATGAATATCTTTATAAGTAAATCCAATGGTCATTATAAAATCACCCCATTCGCTCGATTTGCTCGTACAATTCTATTATTTTGAATTTCAGTTATAAAATCGACTGTTTCCTCGGCTACTACACGACCCTCTAAAAGGGTTTTATTAACAATTTGAATCGGTTGTAATGTAACTGGTATTTCACTTCCTTGCGCTGCTACAGACGTTCCAGAGTAAGACGTAATTTCTTTTGTATTCGGAGTAACTGGGACTGAAATAGCAGGAGAAAGGCTGGTTAAACGTTTTTGCATTTTATAAGCTGCCAAATCAATAGTATTTAGATTCTTAAGCATTCCTACGCCAATTCCAGCTGGCACTTGTTCTCCTACCTCATCACTCATTAACCGAGAAGGCGAATGTATTTTAAGCCGCTTTTTGATTGTTGTTTCAATTGTTCTCGCTAGTTGATCCGCTTGTTTCTCAAGTGGCCCATTCATTTGCTTGAACCCCTGAATAATGCCCGCTACGGTCTGTACACCAAGTTTAGATCCAGCAGTGCGATATTCTTTTGCTTTATCGAGTTCTTTCAACCAAGAAGCATTCGCATTAGCCAAATCTTTTTTTGCTTTATCGTTCGCCGCTTTAACGGCTTTGTCCATTGCCACTTTATCATTTGCGGAAGCGTCTAAGCCCAGCTTGTTTGCATTAGCATGTTTTTTACTCCACTCAGCTTGGTATTGTTTCAGTTGTGTATCAGACATACCCGCGATTGCTTTAGATTGTCCTGTTGCGCTTACACCCATGTTGCGTATCTCATCTATAAGCCCTTTACTAACACCGCGTTTTTTCATTTTATCAAGTTGAGCCATAAAATCTTTTTGTTGGGATGTTTGTGATTTAAGATTTTTAGTTAAATCGCTTCCACTTGCTTTTTCTGTAACAGCAGCATCAAATAATCCAGTCTGATTATATGCGGCTTCTTGATTTGATTTAAGAGCATCGTTATAAGTCTTCTTCGCTTCGTTAATAGATTCCTTAGCTGTTTTATTTATTTTAGCTACGTTATCATAATACTTTTGTGTGCTGCTTTTTATCGACTTATTAAGCTTTGTTTTTTGAGTACTAATTTCTTTATTCGCACTTGCAATATTTAATTTGATTTGTCTTGTTTGCGCCGCATTTAAGCGATATTGCTTATTAATTTGTTTTAATTTATTAATGTACGATTGTGCGCTAATTGCGCCTGTTTTGTAATCTACTTGCACATTTGATATTTTATTACTTACATTTTTCGCATAGCTTGTTTTAGTACCTTTGGCATAATGAGGTACATTACTCAAAGCTTTAGCTGTTTTATCTCCTCGCAATACTTCAGTCCCGCGTGGTAGATCAAGAAGAACATTGCGTCCCTTTGGAATAAAACTATTACCGTCTGGCGTAGTAATCATTTCTTCGTAATTGCTTCCTTTTGCATCATTTACCAGAGCTGGCCCGCCACTATGGTTATTTGTTCCAGTTGCTAAACCTTGGACACCTGATGGTGCCTTGCCGTTCGTTTTATACGCAATTTCTAAAACTTTTTGTTGTCTTTGAGGTATTTTTCCCCAATCCGCAATCATGTTATTAAGTAAATCTCTAACAGTATCAGCATTAGTAAGCGCAGTAAATGTTTTTTTGCTTACTTTTGTACCATTGTATGAATAAATATTATTTTTGCCTTCTTGAACCTTACTCAATAAATCCCTATTGTTCGCATAAAGATTTTTAAGGTTTATTTTTTGACCGTTATACTCAACAATTACATTTTTACCTTGCTCGATTTTTGTTTTAACATCTGTATTTGTTGCAAGCAATGATTTTAAATCTACTTTTGTACCATTATAATCAACAATCATCCCTTTAGATGAGTTTAGTTTTTTTAACACATCAGAATTATCAACTACTAAAGTTTTCATAGATGGAGGTAATTTGTCCCAAACTCCCATGTCTTGTAGTGCTTTTTGTAGCGCAAGGCTAGTATCTGCATTCGCAATCATACTTTTTTGTTCAGGCTTCAATTTATCCCAAACACCTAAATCTGACAACGCGTTAGCTACATGTATAGAGTCCTCATAACTTACAATTAATTTCTTTTCGTTGAAAGTCATCTTATCCCAACGACCACTTTCAATACTTGCAGTTGCAATAGTTTTCTTTGCATCTGTGGTTAATTTTGCTTCTTTCATGATGAATTTCAGATTATTCCAACCTTCATTAGACTTGGCGGCATCCAGCACAACTTGATTTAAATTTGTTTTTACTTCCCCAGTTTTAGGATCT